ATTCGGCAAGCGCTTTCAATCTTGTTGCGATTTTGTCCGCCTGGTCCGGTGCCACGCATGTATTCCACGGTGCGTCCATTTTTGGTGCTTTTGGTCATGGTTAATGATTGGGGTTTAGTAGTTCCGTCGAATGATTGGCAACCAAATGCAATAGGACCGATACAGTCCTGATATGTTTTCGGGATGCACGGTTACCATGCCCTCAGGCACTTCGTTTTTTACTTTGTAGAGCCCGAATCTCAAAGAATGCCATCCGTGAGGAAGCTCGTAAGTCGGGCACCAAGAAAACTCGATCACCCAACGACCGACCAAGGCTTTTGCCGATGGAACATTTTTGAGGTTTTTCAGGTAGCGTCGCATTTGTCTAATACCCCCTAGTTACTACTGAATTTCAAACGCTCTCGAACATCCTGCACCGGTGGCTTGGCTTCGACACTTGCGGTCAGATCCTCGACCAGGGTGTCGCAGATTCTTTGCAGATGCTCGTTGTCTGCTTCGAGTTGCTTGACTTGCTCCCGCAGCCGTCGCACTTCCGCAGCTGCGAGCTGGCCGGCGTCAAAAAGAGCAGTCAGTAGTCCCGGGTGCGTTGTCCACTTGTCGAGGATCGCTAGCGACTCTTCGACGGTCAATGGGATGCCCTCGATCTTGGCTTCCTCGTCGTGATTCGTTTGCTCGGCCATTGTTGCCCCTTACCTTTTTCCGCAGCTCTGGTGTCATGGCCTTAGCGGCGACCAGTGCCGCTACGAGCTCCTCGATCAACTCGTCTCGATCTTTGAGCATCTCGCCGTATCGGTGTTTGAGATGCTCGCAAACCTCCGCCGAGACAGCAAGCGACGCTACTGCCTCGGCAATCTCTCGCGGTGTCACTACTCGCACAAGCTCCCGCAGCGAGCGTAACCAGCGATGTCGACCCAGTTGTCCTTTTTGCGTTGATGGAATTCGCGGGACATCTTCATACAGATCAAAGCCATCGCAACGTGTCGAGGCTCGAACTTAGCATCTTCGGCAAGCATGTACTGAAACAAGCCTGTCCACATGTCCGCAGTCTTTTTAAAATCCTGCTCTGGTGGCCCGTAGACTGCTTGCCGATCTCCTCGCGTGATGCGAGCGGCAATGTCGAGGACGTCTTCGTCGTCGGATTTCTCAGATTGCTTGGTCTCGTTGCGAGCATGTTGAAGGCGTGTAATCGCCGTAGCCAGGTCGATAGCCGGCGTTGAAATAAACTGCATCTGGTCATTCTCTTCAAAGTAAACCAATTGAATCCGCTTACCGGACCAAACCGCGATGAACAACTCCGCGATTGCTCCAACGGAATTTTCCCAGCCTGGCAGCAAAACGATTTCATCGCATCGCATTACCGCTTCAAAGCAACGGCGGATGATCTTTCCAAAGTCCATCCCTGGCTGCACAAAGCAGTAGGCAGGGTCGGCGAACTTAGGTTCAAGGGTCGGATCAAAGTTATCCTCCTTGCGGTCCTCGTCCGCTGGATTGATAACTTCGTATCCAACCTCACGCAGAGCAGCCGCAACCCGATCGAACATCGGGAAGTTATAAAAAGCGATCCCTCGCATGGGCCCCGCGAGATACAAAACGCGATGGAGCATCTTGGCTCGTGTTAGTACTTCCGCTTCGACTGAAGCAGACTCGCAACTATTCGAGATCTCCGAAGTGTTCGCGGAAGTCAAACTATCCGGTATTTCCGGACTGTTGGTTTCGCGGACTCCTGTTTCGAGGTCGCAACTGTCGTGTGGGCAGTACACGCCCGTAGACTCCGCAAGACTGCAAACACGCCCAACACATTTCGGATTGTTGGTGCAGGCATTTGGTAGAAGTTCCAAGTCTTCAGCTGCAAACCATCCTTGTATGCCGCCGCAGAATGATTTGAATTTGTAGCGTTGATTTACAACCACGCCGTCTACATGCGTTACCATCCCTTTGGCGTTGGTCAATAAGCTTACTTTCGCGATCACCTTAACCGGATCCCCAACCTTAAACTCTTTGACTGCTTCCATGATTTCTCCTGTCATGTTGTAATGAAAAACACCCCTTATTCGTTACGCTGCGCCCCTGTGGATCAGCGGCGAAAGGTAACTGACTCGATCGATAATCGGGATCTGTAGATTCAAATGCCCAAGCCCCCGCTGTACCAACTGGACGCCATAGCCATTGACCCAGTCGGTTAAGTTCTGATGCATCCAAAACGGTTGTAGCTGGCACAAACAACCGGGATTCCACGCACCGATTGGGCCGGATGCCACCGTCCGTTTGGTCGCCAAATCCATCCTGTGTGTGTGGCCAAACCATACGTTGGCGTTGTATTTGCCAAGGTGCGCCGCTGCCGCCGCTTTGGCTGTGTACTGACCGTGCGTGAAGTAGCAGTTATCGCGATAGATTGTGCCTGGCACATGGCACCCGTCGTACCATTCGCCTTGCTTGTAAATCGGGATACCTCGCTTGGCCAAATGCAAAACGATCTCGGTAGAAAACAGCTTGTTGAGCATCGCGACGTCTCGCTTGCTTCCTTTGCCAGATCGCAGTGCATCGGTGACGATCCACTTCTCGATGCGTCGCTCGTGGTTGCCTTCGAGGTACTCGATCACCGCTCCCGGAGCTGCGGCCTGCAGCTCGTCGAGGAATTGGTTGGTGGCATTGCAATCATCCTCGAAAGTGTAGGACGATTCCGCGACGTAGCCCCAAGTATGATGCTCGGCCAAGAACCCGCCGCAATCGAGATGATCGCCGAGCAGGATGATCGACGCCGGCTTGAGCATCCGAATGTCGGCAAGCATCGCCGAGGCTGCATGCTGATCAACAAAGCATCCATGGCTATCTGGCACGATCACCCGAAGTGTCACGCCACCTTTGCTGCTCCTGGCCTTGCGATCCAGTCGAAGCTTGACCTTCGAATCGCGGATCCGTTCCAGGGTCGCCTCCACTCGCTCCCGAGCTGCTCGCTCTTGTGCCAATGCCTCATTTGCCGCTTTGAGTTTGGCCTTGAGCGTCAGTACGTCTTGGGCCTCAATCGCGGTTTGCTTGGCGTGTTTGTCCAGCTTGCGCTTAATTGACACTGCCACTCTCCACGTCTTCGAGCCAACGGCAAAAGGACGCCTCGCTAATCTTCACCACCTTGGCTGAGACAAAGCGGAAAAATGCTCTGCGTGACGGCAACAGAGTGCGGGTTTCGCCACCCTCCGCCCAATCCTTCGCCAGTGCAAGTAGTTCGTCGGCAGTCTTTCGACGTTGCTGGCAAAGACTGTCGAACCAATTGCGTGGCTTGCCCGTCGATCGGTACTTGTCCGCATCCTTTCGAGCAACCGCAAGAAGCAGATTCCCCGATTGCTTTGGCTTTGGTTGGATGGCTAGTGGTTTGCGTGGCATCTTGCCCTCTCCTGGTGGATCCTGTTAGCCGGCGGTTGCGACCAGGTTTGGATCGCTTGCCGATTTCGGTTTGTTGGGTGGCGGGGGTTGCGGAACGTCGTGCTTGATCTGGTCCCATGAGTGGCCCTGTGCTTCGCACATTCGAAGCATCACGGTCCCGAGGTACCCCTTCGGTTTCTGGATGTCTTGGGTACGGATTCGCGACAGGGCATCCAGAAACCCTGGGCGGTCGAATTCGCAAGCGACCCATGCCATCCGCCAGATGGAGTCGCGATCCATGCCTCGCAGTTGTCCTCGCTGGAGCATCTGCGACATGTCGTTTGCAAGCGTGACAACCCGTTCCAAAAATTCTCCCGTCGCCGACGACCAATCGATCGAACGACGAGATATGTCTTTGTCCGGTAATGTCTTGTCCGGTCCGGTTAGGTCCGGTCGTGTGCTCGGGGGATTCTCCCGAAGCGTCGGGGGAACGTCGGGGGAATCCCCCGACGAAGCAAAAGCACTGTGTTTTTCTTGCTGTTCAGCCAATCCCTGAGACACTTCGGCAGCGGGAACGCATTCCAGCCACCCGATGTCGGTGCGTGACGCCCACGCGACCAGATCGACGAAAACAGACTCAGGCAAACCAGTGATCCTGGCAACGTGGGAGAGTTTCAGGGGAATCCCCCGACTATTCCCCAGCGTCCCCCTGACGTGGCAGGTGGCGGCGTAAGCACAAAGCGCACACCACGCGCCGTAGATTGCAGCGGCACGGTCCTCGAACTCCTCGAGCATCGCTTGGTACCCGGTGGACGTAAAGCCAACGGGCATGGCGATCCAAGTGAGTTGTTTAAGTTTCCGCGACTCTGCACGTTCAAACGTCTCGGCCCACTTAGAGATCCGATACACAATCTGAGGAGGACTGCTATCCATTGAGGATCACCCTTCCCAGCTCAAAAGCTACGAAACCGATACAGACGACGGCAGCAATCCACGAGATCACAGCCAAGAAAATCGAGGCTGTCACCGAGGAAAGGTCTTCCATGCCGTGTCCGATCATTTCGTCTTGCCAGTCGTATTGATCTACAAAACCCGATTCTTCCAATCCTTCGCCGGTGGTGGAATCGTGTTGTACTTGTTCGCTCATCAAATTGCCCTTTCGATGATTACAAATGGGGTTCGTGTTAGTTGCGTGTCATCGGCATGATGACGTGCGTCTGCAGCTCGTCGCGCAGTTTGACGGGCTTCTCTGGGCTGCTTAGGGACATCGTGATCACGCTTTGTGGATCGACGCCACCCAAGAAATCGGAAACGTATCGAGGATCTAAACAGACCGTCATCGCGTCCTCCGACTCGATGGGGATCCTAATGCGACTCTGGCCGACGTCTGCCGTCCGCGCCGACAAGACCAGCTCGCGATTCGCAAACGTGAAATCTACGCCCTTGCTCTCTTCGGTCGAACATATCGCCGCTTGGCGGACTGCCTGGAGAAGCACTCCGGCATGCAGATCAACCGTGAACGCCGGATCTATGCACTGATCCAACACAGGGTCAATATTTGGATAGCGTCCCTCAACGACAGCAAAGGAAATCCACGCCGAGTTTTGGGCGATGCTTACCGAATTTCGCTCAATCTGTATTGAAACCTCGTCGCCACCCTTGAGCATGCGTTCGGCCATCTTCAATGGCTTGACCGGCAGCAGAGCATCGACCCATTTTTCAGCCATGTCGGTCGCCTGCATCACTACGCGAGTACACTGCCGGCCATCGGTCGCCTCGACCAACAAAAGGCCGCGAGGACTGCGAGCAAAGTGCACAGCGGCCAGTTGAAAACGTGTCGCCTCTTGATCCGTGCAATGGGACGTACGTCGCACTGCCGAGCAAAACATTTCCGCACCGATCTTGATTTGCCAATCGGCCAGCCTTGTCTCGTCGAAAAACGGGAACGCATCCGGATTGCTCGTCGGCAGCCGAAAGCATTGATCGTTTCCTTTGATCACCAGGTTGTTTTCGTCGACGCTAATGTCGACCGTCTCACAAGTCAGCTCTCGCACAATCGCTTGGAAGCGATCCGCAGGGAGCAGAATTGGAGCAGGTAGATCGGATCCGCTCGTGAAGCGTCCAAAGACTGCATGGATCTCACCGTCGAAAGCTTGCATGGATCCGCGACGCAAAGCGAGGTTTCGCAGTACGTCTTTGCTGGAGGACTTGCCGACGCATGGAGCACAGACAGCAATCGCGTCACGCAGCTCGGAAAGTTTGTAAGTGGTCATTGTGCCACCTCCGGTATTACGTTACGAGACTGGTTAATTCTCTGAACATGCCTTTCTCGCAACTTCAACGCCGAATCGTGGATGGCTGTGTACAACTCCGGGTCGTGACCTTGCATAGCGGCAAGAAAGGCTGCTAAGAAATATGGATCTGCATCTGCAGTTGCCTTCATCTCGAGTACTCCAACCCAGTACGCTAAAGATCGCGTATCGTTTTTGTTTGGGCGTCCACCTAGCTTTGCCATGATGTTCATTACGCCACCGCCATGTCTTTCTTCCGCGATCGCTTGGGCTTCGCGGCTGCGGGGACGGCTTGTGGCGCAATCTCAAACGAAAGTGCGTCTTCGATGCCTGGGAGTAGTGGCTGCATCCATGATGCACTCGCGAGTAGTTCGCGAGCTTGGGAAAACTCGAACGAGTCTTCGCCAAACCGTTGAGCGGTTTCAGCGAACCATCCGAACTCGTAATCATGCTCTCGCATTTTCAGCTTTGGCCGGTCCAAATCGTCTCGTTCGACCGCTCCGGTTTTCTTGCTTTTCTTGAGCACCAGGTGAGTTAACTCGTGATCGATTACCGCTTGCAAACGACCACTATTCCAGGCTGGCATTGTCTCGCCGTTAAGCATCATCAAGGCGTCGCCGAGCCCCAAAGCTCGCTCGGTCGACTTGGTGACTCTGATCGTTCCAAGAGCCTCGTTGCCTCGGACCTTAAGCGGTGGCCCATCCTCACTGCGAGCGATCAATACAGTGATCACCACGCCCTCTGCGTGTAAGTCGGGGTGATATTTCTTAATCACCTTTTCGACCGTTGCGTTTACTTCATCGTCTGCTTTCGAGTACCAAGTCATTATGCCCATTCTCCATTTGGTTCAACCCTGATAGTTCGCTTAAGACGATGCACTGTGCCCCCGTCTCTGCGTTCGTCTGTCGTCTCAATCACACCCCAGTCGCGAAGATCTGCGAAAGGTTGTGTCCAGCAATTGATTCCCCGGCCAGAGATCCCAGCCATTTCACGCATCGTCAAACCAGCTTCAGCGCGTGAGATCGCGAGGAAGACCTCAAGTCGCTTGCCCTTGATTAGTCTTGCCTCGGTGCGAACAGCATCACGCCGGGCACTCGCCAATCGCGAGCGATCCAGAGCAGCATCCGCCGCGTCGCCATCGAGCTTGAGCCAGTTTTGCACGACCATGGCTTCACTCCATCCAGGACGGTGTTTCGTTGCCTGTGATCGGTGCCGGCAAGATTGCCGACGTCACATCCACCACGGCTGCCGCCGGGGTGGTCGAAGTCAATTCAGCAGCTTCGCCGATCTGTCGGCCTTCTGCGTCAACCTCTTCGATTTCGATCGTTGGATGCTCAACCAAGTACTCGTCGAGTCGCACCCAGCCGTCCGAACCAAATTGGATGTACCATTGATCCATGTCGCAGTTGTAAATCTGCCGAATCAGTTTTTTAGACGCACCGAATCCAACCGCATATCGCTTGGTTGGCTCGAGCTCAAAGCCTTTCAATTGTGCCATCGTTTCCCCTTTCGAAACTAACTTGCTAAATCCATCACATCACAAAAACCGGTCGGTGGAGATCTCCCCTCCAGAGGGCATTCGCTACGTCTCGAGCCCCCGACCGTACAACGCGGGAAAGGGCTACCGCGTTATCTCCACTTGATCAATCGACCGAACGGTGTCCGGTATGTCTTCGTTTGCTGCACTGGCTTCGACTGCTTCGCCACTGGTAAACATTTGCCACCTGCACAGGGGGTGAGAATCTGATAAGTGTCTGCCGCAGCTGCGACGCGACATCCAGAAAACAAAAACGCCAGCACCGCCACCATCACGATCGAATATCGGGACTTCATAAGTCACCTCCATGTAAGAAATCAAACCAACCATGATCACGAAACCGACTTCGTGATCCTCAAAAGGATCGGGCAGGATTCGCACCTGCTTGGCACGTCTGAAAATCTGGTTCTGATTTTCGTTCGCTCGTATATGGCAAACCAAAGCCGTTCGCGATTACATCGCCACTTAGCCGCCACGCCGCCGATCCTCGCCGTCTCTCCGGCTGTCGCACCACTCATCATGCAGGTGTCGCGCGTTACGGCCTTCGCCGTAAAAGCCTCGAGCAGGATTCGAACCTGCGTCCCCAGATTTGTAGGCTGGGTGTTCCTCCGCAATAACTTTCGAGGCAATCACTATCCAAACGGGTGGTCCTGCTGGTCCTGTTGATGTTTCTCAACAGCGGCCCTCACGGCAGCGTCCTTGGCTTCGAGCAGCTTTCGCAGTGCCACAGTGCGCTCCGCTGATGGGGGGAGTTGATTACACAAATTTACAGCTATCCCTGCAAACAATCCTGACACCGTTTGCAGGTGCACGGGAAGGTGCAGGTAATCAAACCATTTAAGCATTCGCTCTTCCATTACTTCACTACCTCGGCACCTACAGGAACAAACACATCTTCAAGCTTCTCTGCCGGGATCCCGTTTTGGTGGACCACGAGCGAGAAAAACATCACACCGCCGGAAGCGAGCTCCCATCCAATGCGATCGCAAAGAGTCTTAACCGTCTCGTTGCACGCGTCTTGCGATCTGGCCAGTCGCTTGACCCATTGCAGTGCGTCGTGTCTTGCCGTCGGTCCGTCAAAACAGCGGACCGGGAAATCGTCCGAAGCGCACCGAGCAATCACGACGACGGTCGTACAATTCGGTGCTTCTTTGGCCGTTCTCTTTGGCGGCTTGGCTCGTTTTGTTGATGTCGCCATTACGCCACCCCCAAGTCCGCTTGTTGCAAAGCTTCGGCGGAAAGATCGACGACGAACGAAACGTCGCACTTAAGCTCAATCAGCGTCACAGAGTCCGAGCCTCGCACCGAGCGAAGCACAGCAAACACGTATCGCAAATGAGCCCGAGCATGGAGCGCATTGCGGCACGTCGCGGAAACAAACTGTCTCCATGCCTCCTCGAGCTCCGTGGCGGAATGCCGAACCACCAACACCAGATCCCCCGCACGCAGAACGGACTCCCGATTCCCGACTCGCGTCGCGGTCGCGTAGAACCGCGACACTTCCGCGACAAATTCTTTAGGCTTTACCTTGATCACTGAATCACCCTGTTACCCTTTCAAAAATCTAAAAAGCGACGGCGGCGATCCTTCGCTGCCGCCGCACACACCCCGCCCGAGGGCGGTTAAGCCAATCGTTTAAACACTGACTTATCGCGAATGCGTTCGATCTCCCGCTCTGCAAGCAATGCGCCAGCAGCAATCAACCGTGCTTCGTACGCAGCCGCCTGTTCTTGACTGAGACTCCGAGTCTGAGACAGAAACAATCGGTAGCAACTCCAACACAGTCCCCTGCGGCTAGCGCGATCCTCGCACTTGCAACCACTGCGAGTAGTGCCTAGGCACTGACCCGCATCAACGAGTTTTTCAACTCGTGATTGCTTTTTTCGAGTCCGTTCAGTTCGCAACACCATGATCAAGTGCTCTCTCGAAATACTCATCGCTACACCTCGTGACTGGACGTGTAAAGCGTCCGTGCCACAAACTCCATCGTGCTCAACCAAAAGCATGGTTTGTGCACGACGCTGGTTTTATATCGTCAGTTTGTGCACGAATCAAGAGAAATCTGCACGCAGTGCGCACGAAGTCGGCACCGCAGGCAACCGTAAAGCACGACAGCGAAAAGAGTTATTGATTTCTGAAAATTTTCTGCAACGATGGATTTATGAGCGAAACAAAGAAAACAATCCCGTTGGAAAAGCTCAAGGAACTCACTGGCATCCTTGGCGACATGAACGCGTCTCTTGAAAAGGCGATCGCGGACTACGAATCTGCCGGGATCACTTATGCACAGGTGAAAAACTGGACTACGCTTCAACGGGGATTGGTTTACGTAGCCCGCACCGCAAAGCAGATATGCGGACCGGCTAGCAAAATACAGACCATAGACCTCAATCGCCTGTCAATTGATGACGATTCAAAAAAATCCAAGCGAAAAGCGCAGGACCAAGAAGACGACCAAAAGCTTAATGCAGCCGCCGCAAAAGTGCGCGAGATGCGGAAACGCAAACCGAAGTCCCCCTAACCCGCAAACTTCTCCATTTGCGAACAATCCGCTTTGCACGCCTCGCCGACACGCCGTTCCATTTTGCGACAACATTTTGCGACGACTTTTCCACAATCAACACATCGAATTTAGCCATGTTTGGACTCCGCAATCTGATCCCTGTTTTGTTTTGCGAGCAAATATTGGCAATTGCTGGTGACACCTTTGGTCACTTGCCTACAGATTTTTTCTAATCGTTATTTTCGTTGTATTTTACCCTTGAAATTGATTGGTGAAACATGCTCCCACGCCTGGCTGTATTGTTGTTTGTCGCTTGGTCCTCTGTTGCCTTTAGTGGCGAGTTCGATGCAAAGCATCTCGGGTTTTCTGGTATCCCGATCCAGGGGAATGAGGAACTGCTGAAAAAGCTTGGTTTCGCCAAGCTGCCAGCAAAAAAGGGAATTCTGGTAACGGTGGTGAATCCTGGCACTGCTACGGCTGCCGGCGGACTGCTTCCGATGGCCATTGTCACCACCGTCAACAAGAAGCCGGTGGGTAGCTTGGTCGATGTCCAGGAGATCATTGATCCTTTGCCCCTTGGGGAGGATGCTGCGATCGGTGGGTACTCGCTTCGAAACAACGTGTGGAAAAGCGGTACCGTCAAATCCAAGGTGTCCACCCGCAAAACTGTGTTGTCGCAATCGATGGAAAAAACGGTCGACAAGATCGAGGGCCATGTCGTTTACGAGCATCGTTTTGACGTGCCACAGCTCAAGCGTCTGCGGTATTACGTTGTCGAACGCAAGGACGAGGAACCGCAGCTGGTAATGCAGGTCATCTACGCAGCGGACGAGTGGATCTTTGTTAACGCGATCACCGCCGCTCGCAGTGGGAGCAAGGTAACGATTCCGCTTAAGCCTTTCGGTGGTGACGACAAGATCGTCAAGGGCGGCATTATTGAAAAGCACTGGGCCGCGGTCACTCCGGAGTTTGCAGAGTTGACCAAGCACATCGACTGCACGATCCGATTTGAGGGGAAAAACAACGACTATGATCACGAGCAAACGCTTTCGGAATTCTGGGTCAATCGAGACGTCATGGATTTCTATCGCATGGTGACTGAGAAGCCTTGACCGATTCGTTGGCGTCCGCAAAATGGTTAGGCACACACCCCGCCTCGAGGGCTTTCCAGGATGGATAAGCACTCGGAGCAAAGACAGTGATTAACTCTAATATCCAAATCGTTTTGCAGCCTCTCGCTGTCGACGAGCACCAAGCTGCTGCCATGCTCGGCATCAGTACCAGGACCTTGTGGGATTACCGCAAATCGGGCGAGATCCCCATTGTCCGTATTGGACGCTTGGTGCGTTTTGACGTAGACGACCTCAAGCGATTTCTGGCGGACAAAAAAGAGATCGCAGCGTCGGATTCTGATTCGTAATAGGGGGCGGCACTGTGGCAAGTATTTCAACAAGCTCTGGCGGATCGGTGCGGATTTTCTTTTACGACCGCTTGAAGAAGCGCAGAGTCATTCATCTCGGTCGCGTTCCGAATTCCGACGCAGAGGCGATATGCCGACGAATCGAAAGATTCCTCAATTCGCAAATTCTCGGTAATGAGCCAACGCGAGCAGACTTCGAATGGCTAGCGAAATCTGGATTGGCGAAAAAGTTTGCTAGTGCCGGCATCATCGAGCCCCAGGATCACATCGAGCATTCTGAACGGATGACCGTCGCAGAGTTTTTGCAATCCTACATGGAACGTCGAGGGCCGACCGTAAAGCCGGCTACTCGTGTGGTCTGGACTCAGGTGATTGAAAACCTCAAGTCGTTTTTGCCAGAGGGAATTTATCTCGACGAGTTGACCGTCGGACATGCGAAAGACGTTTACACCAAGCTCAAAGCGAAGATGCGTCCTTCGACCGTATCGAAACGAATTGGTTTTTGCCGGCAGTTCTTTAACGACGCGGTCGACTGGAAAAAAATGAAGGCTAATCCGTTTTCGTCAGTCAAAGCACCTCGACCGAAAGTGAAGGTGAACGAGTTCGTACCTCGCGACGAAATCAATCGGGTAATGGCCAAGGCAAACACCCGCTGGAAGGTAATTATCGCTCTGGCAAGGTATGGAGGCTTGCGGACACCCTCCGAAACACTGAGCCTCAAATGGTCGCATGTCGACTGGGAAAACAATCGCATGCACATCCCCGAGCCCAAGGTTGAGCACCACGATGGCCGTGGCGTCAGACAATGCCCCCTGTTTCCCGAGCTGCGTTTGATCCTTGAAGAAGCATGGGAGCTTTATGGCGATTCGAGCGAATACGTTGTCGATGCGGCAGCGTACCGAGCTGCCGCTATGAAGGAGTCGGGATGGCAAAACGCGAACCTGCGAACGCAGTTTCTCAAGCTGCTCGAAAAGGCAGGAGTAGATCCATGGCCCAGGTTGTTCCATTCGATGCGTGCAAGCCGACAAACGGAGCTGGAAAGGGAGTTTCCTACCTATGTTGTTTGTGCGTGGTTGGGCAACTCGGAGAAGATCGCCAAGGAAAGCTACCTGCTAGTTACCGAGGACCATTTTGCGACAGCGACCGCAAAACGTGTGATAAATCCGACGCAGTTCGTCGCAGAACGTGTGATAAATCCGACGCCGCAGGGGGCACGCACTGAGCACGCAAATCAGTATTTTGCCAAGGGAAACATTGATGAAACCGTCGTGTTTCCCAGGCTAATAATCACCGTAGAAATGGAGAATAGGGGACTTGAAGAAAACGAAAATTCCCCTGCAAATACCGAGGTTTTGAAAAAGCTTGTGATAAATCCGACGCAGGACGCATTGTCGCAGATTGAAGCGCTGTTTGAATCGCTCACAAATGACCATGTAGCGAGCATGTAGTTAGCAAAATTAGACACTGAATGAACGGAGCTAGACCAGTGGGAAACACAGCATGCATAAATGAAGGAGAATTCGATAATCCAGGCGACTTTGGAGATCACGAACCATTGTGCATGTCGTGCAATGGGGATGGGATTGTTGATTCTGTTTGCGAGGAGAGTGGACGCTGGGGCTGGGACGATGACGGTCCTGGACCGTGCCCAAATTGCAACGGTAGTGGGATGAGGAAAGATCAACAGTGGTTTTAGACACGTAGCGTAAACATGTAGATCGCGAATTCGCTACAGCGCAGGAATATTGTATTCGCGTTTACAGCGCTTCGAAGTGCCAAAGTTTTCGGGGATTTGGCGCAGAAATTCTTTTTTGAAAAATCGCGGGTCCTTCCGGCGATTCTCCGCTTCCCGCCCCCTACGGGAACAATCGCGAATTGACACACACTTTCTTTTTGTAACTCGCGTTGGCCGTTTTTTTGGTGGTCGGTGGTACGGTGGTCCTGTTATCTGGATTTTTCACCCGACGCGAACCCCAGCCACTATGGTCAAACATTATGCAAAACTAGTTCTCGTTTTGCTCCTGCTCGTCGCGGGCTGCGCTCCTGCTGCATCGTATCGAGCACTGCCGGCACCGAAGCCGGAAACCCCAGTCGTTAACCCTCCGTTTCAGCTCCGTCAGAAAAACTGGTTGAGCCCGCAGAACGAGGGGAGTTGTGTGCATGCGTCTCTCTCGACGCTGCTCCACTGGCAGAACAAATTCGACCTCGCCGCGTGGTGGAGATCTAGGTACTCCGGGGGCGAATGGTCGGATCAACTGAGACGCAGACTCGATGCGGCCCAAGTCCCGTACGCATTCACCGAGCGAGCAAACCTGCAACTACTCGACGATGCTCACGCAGCTCGGCGAGGGGCTCTCCTGTGGTGGAAACCTAGTCACTGCTGCAACTTTGTCGGATGGGCCAAGGGAACGGACGGCAAGGTGTACGCATGCATCCTAGATAACAATCGGACCGAACGGTACGAGTTTGTAGAACGTTCGGAATTTCATAAACAATGGGCTGCTTTTGGAGGCTTTGCGCTCACCACGCTTTACGACCCTCCCAGTCCGCCTTTGTTCAAGTCGTATGAAGCGGTGGAGGATTGGCAATGGTAGGTATCTGCGAAAAGTGCCCAGGGCAAGGTGGACAACGTGTCAAAGTCGTGGTTTCGTTCGGCCTGGTGGCTTTGGTTATTTTTGCTGCTCTGTGTGTTGTCGTGGGCGAGCGAATTGCTCCGCGAATTGAGCAATCCCTTGGAATTGAACAACCAAAGCAAGCATACACCCCTGGGGGAGTAAGCTACGACGAGCTGCGAAACGCGCCGCTGAACACGGTACCGGTCAACGAGAAAGCATCGCGAGAAATCAAGAGGCAGAATCCGTATTGCCATCCCTGCAACGCGGCACAGTCTGGACTCTCGCCTTTTGTGACCTACTCACCCTCAGTGATCACGCAAGCGGGATTCGAAAGCCATTTGCCTCAGCCCACGCCTGCGCAGCAACAGCCAAATCTAATTGCTACTCCGGTGAGTCCAAAGTACTCGCTGGCTGTGTTTGTCGGTACGGATGCCGCATCGAATCAACTGCTAGATTGGGTCAATCGAGATCCCCAGCTATCGGAGCTGCGCAAGGGCGTCAACTTTCAAGCGTATACCAAGGACAACCCGCTATACAAGGAAAGGTGGTCTGCGGTTATCCCCGCAGATCAATTTCCGGCGATCGTCTTTGCCGATCCCCGTGGCGGCCACGTCTACGTCGCGGGATCCTCGACATTGCCAACTTCGGCGCGATCCCTCTACTCGGCACTCAAAGAAGCAACGGAGATCCAGCAAAGAGTTGCTCGGTCAGATTCGGAAATACTTGGGCCAAGCGTACAAGAGTTTGATCCAAATTGCCCGGACGGCAATTGCAAGCCTGGCCGCGAGCCTTTCCTAAATCCCGATCGCCAACCCCTGTTTCCCAACCTGCGACCGCACAACCAGAATCCAGTCGAATCGCTCCTGTATTGGATCTGGAATCCTGGGGAAGCATTGCTAGCCGGTCTGTGTGGTCTGGCGTTTGTTGTCCTGCTGTTTGTCGTTGCCCTCAAGGTTATTCGCTCATGAGTCTATTTTTTCTTTTAATCGTGCTCGTCGCATTACTGCTCGCCGCAATCTGGTGGAACCCTCGCCGGACTGTCTCTCCGTCGGTGGCTGTTCCTTCGCTGTTTGCTTCGCTGCCTGGGCCTGGCTCGCCGGCAATCACCGAGCGTGACACGATCCTAAACGAAGAGATCCAAATCATCGAGGATTTGATCCGGCAAGACGACGCTGAAAAGCGACGTGCCGCAGCTCTCGATCGACTTGCCACTATCCAAGCCATCGCCGCAACCAAACGAAAAGCATGACCACTCCCGAAATAACTGATCAACAGATCGCGAATGCTGCTGCCGCGCCTCAATCGGTTTCTGCCGATGGTGTGACGGTCACAAACCGCTCGATGGACGATCTACGCAAAGCTCGCGAAGAGCTAGCAAATAACTCGAACGCAAGCAAGCCGCGACGCGGTTTGCTGTTCACCAAGATGATTCCTGGATCCGCGAGGGGGCAGTAATGCCGAGTTGGATTATTGCACTGCTGACCTCACTCCTGCGCCTTGTGACCACGGCATCGGCCCGCCATCTAGGCATAGCTGCCGGCTGGATTCTCCTGCTGGCCGGTTTGCTGCTTAACTCGATGGCCACTCTCATCCTAGGCGGTGCCGTGGTCTTTTTCTGCTACGTCTCTCCTGCGAAAGCCTAGCCATATGCTGTTACTCGATCAACACGGACGTCCGATCGATACCAAAGCTATCGCAGCCGCGCGGCGAATTGCCGAGCGAGCCAAGCGAATGGACTCGCTGTCCGCGTCCTACGATGCAGCGGCTAACACTGCCGAGACCGCAAAGCACTGGAGATACGCCGACAATCTCTCCGCTGCTGCCGCTAACTCTGTGTCGGTGCGAAAGACTCTTCGCGAGCGATCCCGCTATGAGTGCTTGGAGAACAACTCGTTTGCCAAGGGGATCGTCCTAACGCTCTCGAACGATACGATTTCGACTGGGCCCAGCTTGCAAGTACAGCTCGAAGACTCGTCCGCCTCTCGCATGATTGAAGCCAAATGGAGGAAGTGGTGCAAGGACGTACGCCTGGCGTCAAAGCTCCGCACCGCTCGCATTGCCAAGGTGATCGACGGCGAGACCATCATCCTCAAGGGGACCAATCGCCGATCCAAAAATGCCGTTAAGCTCGACATCCGGGTCATCGAGTGCGACCAACTTGCAACCCCTCACTACTTCGACGGGCAACCCAACAAAGTTGACGGCATCGAGTTCGACGACTTTGGTAATCCTATCGAGTATCACATCCTCAAGGGTCACCCAGGTGACCGTTGGCCGATGGGCTCGTTCGAGCATGACACCGTCGATCCCGAGGACCTCATCCATCTATTCCGTGCCGAGCGACCTGGTCAAATGCGTGGCATTCCAGAGCTTACACCCGCGCTGCCATTGTTCGCCATGCTGCGACGCTACACCCTGGCAGTCATTACCGCTGCGGAAAATGCCGCCGACTTCTCTGCGATCCTCAAGACGCAGTCGAACGCATTTGACTCGGCCTCGGACGGAATCGATGACATTGACCCCTTCGATTTCGTCCAGATCGATCGAGGTATGATGACCTCCCTGCCCAAGGGCTGGGAAATGGTCCAGTTCGATCCCAAGCAACCGACCACAACCTATCGCGAATTCCGCGACGCGATCCTCGGCGAGATTGCTCGGTCGGTACACATGCCAAGCAACAAGGCTCTGGCGGACTCGTCGAAGTACAACTATTCGTCTGGTCGGCTCGATCATCAGACCTACTACGAATCTATTGCCATCGAGCGAAATCAATGGGAGGTCGAAGCACTTGACCGAATCTTTGAGTGGTGGCTGGATGAAGCCCTGATGATGGACGGATACCTACCCGCTATTGAAGCAATGGACGAGATCCCCAAGGTATGGCGATGGCCACCACAAAGGGACGTCAACCCGGCAGAAATCGCCGATGTTAACATCGCGTTGATTGATGCGGGGCTCAAGTCGCGAGAGCAGTACTTGATCGAACAAAACATCGATCCAGAGGCACACGCGAAGCAACTCAAAAACGAGGGCTGGGTGAACCCTCGTACCGCAGCTGCTCCGCAAGCGGCTCACGCTCCCAATGGGCAGAACTCGCAAGCGACCGCTGCCGAGGAGGATGCCGATCTCGAATCGGATCCAGCTCCAACCGGGGAGTTTGCGAACATGTCCCGTTTGCAACTGACTCGCAACAGTCGAGCCATTGACGACACGCTGAACAAAATCGAGGAGGGTGTTTGGTCGACTCGTCGCGCTCGCGTATTCCTCGAATCGCTTGGGCTCAAGACTCGAACGATTGACAATCTGCTTGCCGAGTACGAAGAGCAACCAGCGTGAGTTCGCTGACCTACGAAGACAAAACGCGAATCGGTTACCGTCTGCGAGTCTACACCGCTGCCGGTCGTCGCTCAATCTGGCTTGGCAAGCTCACGCAACCCGAAGCGGTCGCCGTCCAGCGTCACGTCGACGAAATCATAGCATCCCAAACCGCCGACTTGCCGATTCCCAGGCAAACGGCTATTTGGCTGGATCGCCTCGACCACGAGCTAAAAGCCAAGCTGACCTGCATCACTGGATCGGTGCGAACCATCGGCACCGCAATCGATGAGTATCTTGCAAGCAAGCAGGACCAGCTTGCGACCTCGACCATGGAATCGGTGACCAGGTCGCTCTCGTTGCTCTCCGATGCAGTCGGATCTCGCCGCGTTGACGGTGTCTCCTCCGAGGATGTTGCAAGCGTTTACGATTTGCTCGAGCAATCTGCATCCACCCGCGGGAAGATCGCAAAAGACTGGAAAGCGTTTTTTCATTGGTGCGAAGACAATCGGTGGATTGTTGCCAATCCGGCGAAACGACTACGCACAACCGTTGCCGTTCGAGAAAAGCAGTTTGTATCTGCCGAGATAGTTCGCCGCATCCTAGATGCATGCGCCGATCCAGAACTACGCTTGGTCATTGTGCTATCTCGCTGGGGTGGCTTGCGCATCAGTAGCGAGATTCGCGACTTTGGGGACGCCTCGATCGACCGAACCGCCAAGCGAATCAAGATCAACGATACCAAGCGATCGGTGGTGCGAGAAATCCCCCTGTTCCCGGAGATCCTAACAGCTCTCCCCGCTGCCGGCGAAGATCCACTTCCGACCGTCCGCCACCTATCTCACGCAGCTATCACCTCTCGGTTACAAGCCTGCGCGACAAAAGCCGGAGTAGACAACTGGGAAGCACCCTGGCATAGCATGCGAGCGTCGCGAGAGACGGAGTTGATCGCATCCTTTGGCCTGGCAACTGCTGCGAAGTGGATCGGAAATAGCGAAAAGGTCGCCATGGCGAACTATGCCCTCGTTCCTGACTCGGACTGGGTACGGGCTAATTTGTAACAGTCGTTGGGCGGGTTTTTGCGGGTCGGTGCTAATCTCACACGCATGACCAAAAGCAAAGCCACTGATCGAGCAAAGCATCGCTTGCGACGCGAAAAGCGTCGTCTGTACGCCTCTGGGAAAAACGTCCTGGAGTTGCAGACGAGCGGTGAACCATTGCAATTGCTTGCAGCGGACCCCAACGCTACCGAAGTGCTTCCGACGTTTAGCGGCGTGGCCTATACCGGTGGCGTAATGTTTCCCAAGCTGGCAATCCAGTGGAACGGTCCAGTGGTGATTGATTTGGCAGGCCTCGAAACGGATGGCACCCCACCCGTACACCGAGACCACGATGAAACTCGACCGGTTGGACACCTAACCGCCGTCGAAAACGATGGCACCCAACTCTCCGTTCGTGGAGTGTTTTCGGTGCCGAGCAGCGACACGGATGAAATCGTCAAGGGCGCGCGGAACGGATTCCCCTGGCGGCCTTCGGTCGGAGTCAAGATCCAGACCTACAGTACGGTGCCATCTGGCCAAATCCTGCAATGCAACGGCAGAACATTCGACGGACCCATTCTTGTGGTTCGCCGGTCGCAACTGAAAGAAACGTCGATCGTAACTATCCCCGGCGATCCACTCGCCACTGTCTCTATTGCTGCTTCGGCAGATGATCCCATGCCAACCTTTGAAGACTATTGCAAATCTCTCGGCTTCGATCCTGCGACTCTTTCACCAGAGGCGATGGACGCTTTGAAAATCTCTTACGCCGAACAAGTCGAATCCTCGGCAGATCCCTCTGGCACGGATGCCGGAGCGGGTTCGCCACCTCCTGACGCTACCTCTTCTCAACCGGAGCCAACAATGGGAAAACCCAACGCTACCGCCTCTGCCCCTGCTGCTGATCTGACTGCTGCTGGTGGATTGGAGTTGCAGGCCTATCGCTCGCAACTCGCCGCCGAAACCAACCGAGTCAACGCGGTGCGATTGCTCTGTGCAAAGTTCGGCAATCCAACCGTAATGGCTGGCGGAGTCAATGTTGACCTGGCTGCTCACGCCATTGAAAACGGCCTCACTTCCGAGCAAACGGAATTGCTCGCTCTGCGTCACCGCGACCTCGAAGCATCCCGCGAAAATCGCCCTCGTGGCCCTGCGATCCATTCTCGAGCTTCGCAAACCTCGACCGATCTCGCCGCGTTGCAGGGTGCCTTGATGCTCCGAGCTGGGATGCAACTTGATTCCCCAGCTTTTGAGGATCGTCGCGTTCGCAATCACTCCGCGATCCCTCAATGGCTCCGCGCTTCGATCAACGATAGCGTCCGCAGCCGAACGATGGACGCTGCACATCAGTACTCGGACGTTAGCATGGTCGATGCTTGCCGACTTGGTTTGCAAGCTCGCGGAATCGATGCTCCGAGCAATCGCGTTGAGATGCTTCAGGCTGCGTTTTCGAGCGGTACTGTCGCCGTTCTCTTCGGTGCTACCATCGGTGCAAAGATGCTCGAAAGCTACGCCGAAGTCGATGACTTCTCGCAAGGCTGGTGCTCGGAGGACGAAAACCCTGACCTCGAAGAGCACAACCGAAACCGGATGCAAGCTGCTCCAAACCTCAAGCTGCATCCAGTTGGTGGATCGGCCCAACATGCGACGCGTCGCACCTTGACCGAGAAGGCGCAAGTCTCGCGATTTAGCGAGCAGATGAAGATCGACGAAGCGGATATGCTTGGCGACAACTTCAGCAAGCTCAAGGATACGCCGAAGGATTTTGGTATGGCCGCTGGTCGTCTGCGTCCTGACTTGGTCGCGGCAATCCTGATGAGCAATCCGACCTTATTGCAAACCACTCGCACGCTTTTCAACGCGACGGACGGAAACACAGCCACCGGCAAAGCCTTGGCACGTGCTACGCTCTCCGAGTTGATCGCCGCGATCAGCAAGCGTAAGGACGGTGATGCATCGCTCAACCTGCCAACCTCGCACTTGATCGTGCCGCCTGAATTGCTCGATACCGCCGTCCAGCTCTGCTACTCGGCAAACTTGTCGAACGATAGCGGAACCGGTGAACTCAACCCGATCAAGAAGTATGGCATCACCCCAGTGAGCGACGCACGATTCAGCAACGGCATGACGCACCCGATCACCGGCGCGGCATTGGCTGGTTCTGCGGTCACCTACTACGGTGTTTCGAAGGCTGCACGCACGATTGAAGTCTTGTACCTCACTGGTGCAGGTCGTGTGCCAGTCGTGCGAACCGATACGCTCACCAATGGCGAATTCGGAATCGTGGTCGACGTTCGCCACTATATCGGCGCCTTGCCACTGGATTGGCGTGGATTCCATCGCCAAGTCGGCTAATTGATTGCTGCCGTGGTGGCAGTTATTGACCCTCACGCAGGGCTGCGGTCCTGCGTTTTCATCATCCTTTTTCCTCGACCAACGCAATGAAAATCCAACTTCGACAGCCCGTCGTTTTTGACGGTGTTACTTATCCTGCGGGCTATGTCCTCGAAACCAGGGGGACTGGAATTAGCGAAGAATGCTTGATCCAGCGTGAATGGGGCGAGCAAGTCTCCGACGACACGCCTGAAAGCAAGCTGCCGGAGCCCGAATCCGTTGCCGTTGTTGTCGACGACGAACCATCGACCAGCGAGCCACCTGCGGTACAACCAGTCCAGGCCGCTCCTGTCGCTCCCGCAATCCCTGCGGATCCCGCACCCGAGCAACCAAAACCAAAGCGCAAGTCGAAGTAGTCGTTTACTAGGCTGGCAAACGTCCCATCCTTACAAAATTTTTTCGAGAGTGAACTATGGCATCCTACAAGCAAGACGGCGACTTTCGCCAAATCACCGCTGGAGCAGACCTGGTTAACGGTCAAGTCGTGCAGACTGCTGACCTGTTGGCCGGCGTGGTCGAAGGGCTAGCCGGCATTAAGAACGGCAAGGTTGGAAACGTACGCGTCGAAGGAATTGTTACCTGCGACAAGGCCAGTGCGACTGTGATCGCTGCTGGTGATCGTCTCCAACTCGCAACCGCAACCCAGCTTGTGACGGTCAAGGCTACCGGTGTCGCTGATGCAGGTAACATCCTGATCGGTCGCGCCGCAGCTGCGGCAGGCAACGGAACCACGACTGTCGACGTCGACTTTAACCGCGCTGCGGTTTAAGCCCGTCTAGTCCGCTTCGCTCACTCGCCAATACTGCACCCGATTACATGCTCTTTGATTTCCTCGTGATCAGTCTAGCTCTCGCCATTGTGCTCGCGTTTATTGCGTGCCCCTGGTTTATTTTTTGGCTGCTCGTCAGTGGAGCAATGCACCTGCAAGTAATCGGACTCGTGATCGGCATTCCCTATCTGTTCCTCGTGTTGGGTTTGGTTGCAATCGTGGCCGACGACATTGTTTGGCGAATCTATTTAGGGTAATCCATGGCTATCAAGCAAACGGACCTCCAAGAATGGGGCGAGCTAGAGCAAAAGCGCATGACGCTCCAGCGAGAGGCGAAGACTGTCACCGATCGCCAAAAGCAACTCGAAACACAGTTTGAAGCCGAGCTCCGCAAGTCCGGTAGGAAACTCCTCAAGCGTGGTGGGTACACACTCGCCATGCAACCAGGTCGCGCAAGCGTCCCCTGGGCGAAAGCCTACCTAGCGGCCCTTGGTCCTGATGCAGTGCAACAGCTGAAGGACGAAGCCGCGAAGACATCCACCGAAGTGTTTGTGATCCTGCCACCCGAGCCACCCAAGGAGTAACTCATGGGCATGCTCGAGGAAGGGACCCAACATTTGGCCGCGATGCTTACGCAACACACAAGCGTCGAAATCCAATACAGCAAACGAAAGATCACCAAAACGATCAAAGCCACTCGTGGCTCGACACCGTTTGAAGGATCTGACGCAGACGGAATCATCCATCGAACGGTTACTCGTGACTACCTAATCGCGAAAGACCAATGGCCGTTTTCCGACGATCCGGAAGACGGAGACCGAATCACAGACGGCAACCAGGTTTACCTCGTGCGATCCGTACCAGGTCAACCCGTTTGGCGTTTTTCCGACCCTGGCGAACACCTTTACCGAATACACACCAAGCAGCAATGAGCCCCGATAGACAACTGCTCGCAGACGTCGCCGCCGCTCTAGTCGCTGCTGCGGTCGTCGATCCTGAGACCAATGCTCCGCTCGATGCGGACACGATCAAGATTGACTACCTGCCGCGATTTACTCCTGAGGATCTCAAGGATCTAAAGGTGGTAGTCGCTCCCAGACAAAACACATCGATCAAAATTTCGCGTTCGACGCGTGAGTTTGAACTCGGTGTCCAAGTCGCGGTGATGCAAACCGCATCTCCGGACTCCGAACGATTTGCCCAACTGCTCGATTTGACCGCGAGTCTCGATGAAGCACTGGCATCCGCCACGCTGGATTCGGGGGTGTGGTCTCGCTCCGAGGTCACATTGTACGACGTACAAGCCCTCGAGCAACACGGTGCTTTTCGATCCGTGATTACTGTTTACTTCAAGTACCGATAGGATAGGGAAATCCAATATGCCAAATAACAAGGGTCCACGCGCAGGTATCGAGTGCAAGCTTTACTACCAAACGACTCCAGCGGCCACCTTCAACGTCTCCGCGCCAACGCTTGTTACCGAGGTCCAGGACCTCAATGTCACCTTCAACAAGACGGCCATCGACATCGTTTCTCGCGCTAGCCAATACAAGGCTGCTATCTCGGGAGCGATCGACCTCGCGATCAACTTTTCTTACCTGTACCAAGGCGACCCGGACGACGCGATCTTTACCGCGATGCGGCAAGCTTTCATCAATCGCACCATTTGGCATTGGGCGGTGATGGATAACTTGATTGCGACGCCTGGTCCAGCTGGCTCGCAGGGTCTCACCATGCCTGGCGAAATTATGGAGTTCCCCATCGACCAGCCGCTCGAGGGGCATCAAAAGATTGACGTTGTCGTTCGCTTGTCCCGCGTCAAAACCGGATCTCCCGCAGCGTTGATCGATCCCGCCTGGTTGATCGTCGCACCGACCGTATAACTCGTCCGCTAATCCGTTGTTTACTGACTGTCCCTGGAGTACTCCACATGCCGCTTCCGCGAGTGAAAAAGGGTGACGAGATCGCCATCGACTTCCTCGATCACGCGGAGGCGTCTCACGGTCCAGTCGAGTTCACGGTTTACGGACGCGTCTTGTCACAGTCCCCTGAACACATTGTAGTAGCTTGCTGGGTCTACTCAGATCCAGCAACCAAGATCAAACCCGACGATTACAACGTCACACAATTCACGATCGTTCGAAGCACCATTCGAGCGATTCGATTCGTCCGCTAACCCAACACAACAAGGCACCTCGACCATGCCATCATTCTCCGACTCGGAAGCTCGCTCTTGGGAGCTGCGGGTAGACGTCGACGCAATCCGTCGCGTCCGCGCTAGCTACGGCCTAGACCTAGCCACAGTACTTGCTTCCCCTGAATCCATCGAGCGATTGACAAACGACGTCGTATTGACGATCGATGTTATCTTTGAGCTCGTCCGCCACCAAGCGACCCGCTGCGGTGTTACTGCCGAAGACTTTGGTCGTTCTCTCGCCGGTGATGCACTCGGTAAAGCAATCGAAGCGTTCGAGGAGGCACTTGTAGACTTCCTCCCGGAGTCGAGTCGCCGGGCGACAGCTCGGCGGATTATCCAGACGGGCAAAGCGATTCACACGCAAAAGGCAATGCGGATCGACAACGCGATCAAGAACGGGCTGCTCGAGAGAGCAGTAGCGGAGGAGTTGAGCAAACTGGATGCACAGATCGCGAAAGCGATGAGGATCGATTCGGCTACTGGCCCACTATCCTCCGGCTTGCCGCTCGTATCGGAATAGATCCCGGGCCGTACACGTTGCGAGAGCTGACGTGGATGGTCGAGGAGATGAATGTTTCGTCTTGGGATCACACGGCGGCGATGATGGCTCACCTAGCCAACATCCACCGAGATCCTAAGCGGACACAACCAAAACGCCTCGTTGACTTTCACCCGTTCCGCCAAGACACGCCAAAGCACAGCATCACCCGATCCGAGCTGCATCAAATGCGAGGATCCTTACCAGTCCAAGTGGTCACACTGCCAAAGCCATGAACGAAAAACTTCGCAAAGCCATCGAAAGCGTCGACCGCTGGGACACCATGTCTGCAGAGCAGCTATACGCCGCTCTGACTCTCCCGCGTCATCGCTACGAGGACAAATCCGACTGGACGTGGAAGGGGATCGCCATGGTGTGGTGTCCCGATCGCAACGCACGGTTTGGCCGCGAGGGCTGCCGACTTCTACAGGACGTCTTGGTTGCCAGCGGAGACCAATGGCTCGTTACGCAGCTCGGGGCCGGCATGCCTCTTTGGGATGCCGAGGTACAAACAATCTTACGCGGGCTTGATGCTGCTGGACACGTTCCTGGTGCTGCTTACGTGGCCGATGCGGTCGTGCGAAATATCAGCACCCTAGAATTGTACGAGGTGGAGTGTACGGCAAATGAAGTCGCCGAGGAGCTCGCCGCGATGCGACTGGACTCGCTAAAACAATATAAATCGGATCAGGCTGACGATCGCGTGCAGATCTATAGGGAAAAACTCACGGTTTGGAATGGCGACCCAGCTACGGAGCCGCAACTGTGAGTATTGCACTGCAGGGGAACGGATCGAACAACGGAACCACTGTCACAGTACCGACTCATGCCGTGGGCGATTTGTTGATTTTTCACGCGTCGAATCACGCCTCGGTAACGACTCCCACACGCCCGTCAGATATTGTTTCCCTGTTTTCGTTGTCCAACGCTGGGGGATCTGTTCTATGCGGCTACAAGCATGCATTAACAAATTCTGAAACAAGCGGTACATGGACGAATGCCACAAATCTGTTTGTGACCGTCTGGCGTGGAGACACGAACACGATTGTGACGCCCGAATTCGTTTCCACGAACGGTGGTACAGCGTCGAACATTAATTACCCAGTACAACCAGCAGGCACATTTCGCACTGGTGCGAACGACATTGCTCTCTTGGCATACGTGCTCAACAGCAGCATAACGAACACTTTGCTACCGCCCGGCGCGTTGGCCAATTTGCAGGACGCGACCGATTCCGCAACTTGGCAGGCTAAGCAGTATTATCAGCTCGCTCGCACGACGACCTGGGCTAACACGTCAGTCTTGCAAGCAGGTAGCAATTATTATCGATCGCTTTTGCTGTCACTGTTCGAGGAGGCACTTCCCTCTACCGGTGGTGCCGGTGTATTTAATCCCATCGAGCATCCACTACTAGGGTAATATAATGAGGTACATTGGAGACTTTAGCCCCGGAGTCGTGGTGCGATTTCGCTTTGCCATGCTATCGCAGGCACTTGTCCCAACGACTCCAACCGTAAATCCAGCATTCGCGGTATACAAAAACTCGACCACCGAATCCACTGCCGGAATCACGGTCACCGTGGATTTCGACGGCAAAGCTGGTTTGATCCTTGTCGCGATCGACACATCCGCCGACACCAATTTTTACGTGGCCGGTGAGGATTATGACGTCGTGTTTACGGCTGGAACCGTCGACGGCAAAGATTTAACGCGAGTGCCGGTTCGTACATTTTCACTGGAGAATCGAACTCGAAAAGCAAACGTAGTACAAATCGCTGGGCAAACGGCCAGCGCAGCGGCTGCGGTCACGTTTCCCGCATCCGTCGCGAACGAATCCACGGTCGCAGCTCGAGCTACGCAAACGAGTGTCGATAACAAGCCGACACTGGCACAGATCGAGGCGTCGACCGTGCTGGCCAAGGAAGCTACCGTTGGCAATCGGCCTACTCTCGCACAGATTGAAGCATCTACCGTACTCGCCAAGGAATCCACGGTCGCAGCTCGAGCTACGCAAACGAGTGTCGATAACAAGCCGACACTGGCACAGATTGAAGCGTCGACAACTTTGGCAAAGGAGGCAACGCTAACCCAAATCGATAACGATGTCCAAGCGGTTAAGGATGACACCTCAGCGTTGATTATTTCCGTAGCCTCCGTATTGGGTCGGATTGGAGGTTTCACAGGGACTGGGGTCAATACTATCCTTGGGTTCTTCCGTGCGTTGATGCGAAAAGACGGTGGCATCACGACTCCAACGGACGTTGGTGGAGCGTTTGTCCACACGACCGATTCGCTTGAAGCGATTCGCGATCGAGGGGATGCGGCATGGACAACCGGCGCAGGCGGTGGAGGTGGCGGTGGAGATCCATGGGCGACCGACCTACCGGCTGGCAACTACACGGCCAACCAGGCCGGAGCCATAGTTCAGGCAATTGCGGCAAAGACAAACACGATCCACTCTGGCAAGGTTTCCTATACCGGCCCCGTAACGGCCAAAGGACGCATTGACCAGGTTGTCATTGGTGACGATTACCTGACGGCCCATGGGACTGCGTTTGTTTGGACGATCGATGCGATCGCCGGCATGAGTGCCGCAACGGTGACCGTTCACTTCGGTGGTAAGTGTGGAGCAAACACTTTTGCTCGCACCGGAGCAGCTACAGACATCGGTGGCGGCAAGTGGTCTCTCGTTGTCGAAATGCCTCGGGCAGACTCGGGCAATCTCATTGCTGGCGAATACATCTACAGCGTCGAAGTCCGCAACGCTGCGGGGGTTGAACTCACTCGCATCTACTACGACGAGCCGTTCGTAGCAGTGGAGAAATTCACCTAACATGCAAGTCACTTTTGCGGTCAAAGAATCGTTTTTCGATCGCCCTAAGGTGATCAAAGCACTTGCTCGAGCAAAACGCAAAGTGTTGAGCAAAGCAGGTGCATTCGTGCGCAAACGAGCTCGCTCGTCGCTCCGTCGTCGAAAGAAACCGTCCGCACCTGGCTCTCCACCCTCGGCCCACAGCAAGGACAGTGCATCGCTCAAAACGATTCTTTTCGCGTTTCAACCGCAAAGCGAATCCACCATTGTTGGACCGGTCGCGCTAAACCAAGTCAATTTCACCGTCGAGTCTGTAACCACCACCGTACCAGGACTGCACGAACGAGGCGAGACCGCAATCATTCGCGAGTATCGCTACGTGCCCGAAGACGGCACGGACAGCAACGTTGAATGGCGAAGGCTTGACGGGCGACGCCAATACAGGCCGTGGAAGGGCAGACGCTTTGAAACGCGGCGGCGTACAGCTCGCTATCCGAAACGTCCCTTCATGCGTCCCGCCTTGGAAGCCGAAGCCCCGAACTTCCCCGAGCTATTCAAGAACTCCATTGCATCGGCAAGATAGGAATAAAGCATGTCAGCCATCAAGGCCGGTCAAGCATACGTGGAAATCGCCACCAAGCAGGGCTCGTTCGATAAGGGCATGGCAGCGGTCCAAGCTGCGATGAAGCGACTAAAAAGCGTTGCTACCACCATGGGAACGGGTATTGGAAAGGGGTTTGCTGCTGCTCAAGGTGCGCTCTCGTCGTTTTCGAAATCGATCCTAAGTTTGCCTACGATTATTGCTGGCTCTGTAGCGGTTACCGGCCTGGTCGCACTAGCCAAAGGATTCGCCGACGCGGGTTCTGCCATTGACGACATGTCACAACGTACCGGCATGTCTGCCGAGGCGGTGTCCTCTCTCGGATACGTTGCCAAGATGACCGGTACCGATATAGGAACGGTTGAAAAAGCCGTTCGGAAAATGCAGCAAGGGATTGTGGACGCATCTGCCGGAGTGCCTGGTGCCGCAGAGAAGTTTGCTGCGCTGGGGCTGAGTGTGTCTGATCTTGAGAAAATGACTCCCGACCAACAGTTCATTGCGATTGCCGATCGGCTTTCTCGCATCGAGGATCCCGCTCTCAAGTCTGCTGCTGCGATGGAGTACTTCGGCAAAGCGGGTGCGGATTTGGTGCCGATGATTTCCGAGGGAGGCGAAGGGATTCAACGTCTTATCGGCGATGCTCAAAAGCTGGGCCAAGTTATGAGCGGGGAAGACGCAGCTGCGGCAGCGAAGCTTGGCGACGTCTTTGATCAACTCTGGGCGGTGCTCGGTGCTTTGCAAAACCGGATCGGAGCCGCAATCGCGCCACTGCTGGTATCTGTCGGTGAAACGATCATCGAAACTGTCACAACGGTGTCAACGTGGATCGATTCGAACCGAGAATTGATCGTGACGATTGCCCAATGGGCTGCTGTAGGTGCCGGTCTGCTTGCTGGCCTCGTTGCTCTCGGTGGAGCTGCGATGGTGGCCGGTGCAGCTATCTCCGGACTGGTCGCGGTCGGTGGAGCCATCGCTACCGTGTTCAGTGTGATCGGGGGAGTCTTGGCCGCGATCGCTTCTCCTGTCGGATTAGTGGTGGTTTGTTTGACTGCTGCGGCTGGTGCGGCACTTTACTTCTCTGGAGCCGGCGGGGAAATGGTTTCGTTTCTGTCGACAAAATTTGAGGAGCTCAAGGGGATCGCATTGCCGGTTTTCGAAGCGATTCAAACCGCGTTGTCGAGCGGCCAATGGGGAGCTGCTGGCCAGATTGCCATGAGCAGCTTGGAGCTTGTGTTTCGCGTAGCTACTCGCGAGATCTACGGAGCCTGGCTCAACATGAGCAACAAAGTTCTTAACGCTTGGACGCAACTGTCCGCTGATATGTCCAAGGGGTCGATCTCGTTCGTCGCGTTTCTTATCAACACAATGGCCGGCATTCCAACGGGCATTCAAAACGGGTTTGCTACTGTGTTCACTTGGCTGACTGGCACTTGGGACCAAACGGTCAACTTCATCGCGAAAAAACTGCTTTACCTTTACTCGATGTTTGATCGATCCGTCGACTACGAAAAAGCCGCGAAGCAGATGGATGCCGAGGCCAATAAGCGAGCCGACGATCGGCAAAAGTCCCTCGATGCTGCAAACAACAAACGCAACGAGGAGTTGATGCGTGCAAACCAAGGACGCCAAAAAATTGCGGACGGCATGAACCAAGAGATCCAGCAAAACGCGAACAACACAATGCAGGGTCGCCAAGATGTTGCGCAAGCGAAGGTAGCGAGTTTCGACGCTCGCATCGGAGATCTTCGCAAGGAAATCGCGGAGCAAACTGCCGCCATCAAGGAGACCGCTCAACAGCAAGAGGCCGAAAAGGCAAGGAAGGCCGAAGCGTCGAAATACGCCAGGACCGAGCAGGAAAAACCGAAGCCCAAAATCCCCACCATCGATGCTGTGAAGGGAACGACAGCAACGCAGGTTGGCGGGACTTTTAGCGGGTTCGCCGCTGGAATTATGGGAGCCTCTACCTCTGCTTTGGATCGCATGGCCGACCAAACGCAAAAGTCAAACGAACTGCTTTCGCAGATCGCCAAGAACACTTCGGAAAACAAGACTCTAGCGTACGGAACCTAACCCATGACTGCATGGACGCATTTGCCGATCGACATCTTCGAAACTGCGGAGTCTCGCGACACCGACTTTGATCTCAAGGGCGGACGTAAATCGCAAACGCGCGTCGCCATCGTTACTGGCTACACGGAGCCCGAGGAAGCCGCTCAGGCTGCTGTCGACCTGCCGAGTACTCCATTCCCGCTCGTGATCGCTGCATCCATGGGCAAGCCAACCATGGTCATGACTGCAGCCAAGGCCAGACCGTTAACCCCTGATGCTTGGGAGGTGGCGTTTTCGTATGAATCGAGAGCGAACGACGGAAACGATCCTCTGACTTGGACATTCTCCGGGACCACGCTTGGTAAAACTCAACAGGTAACACAGTCTTTTGCGACAACGCGATATGGTGCAAGTGCGCCCGATTATGGATCGGCGATTAACGTCGACAAAGACGGAGTGCGTGGTGTAGAGATCGGAATTCCCGGTCTAGAGTTTCAGATCGAAAAGACTCTGTCGAAGGGAGTACTTACGCTTGCGTACGTGATGACGCTGGTCAATCTCACGTACAAAACCAACGTAGCAGCATTCATGAATTTTGCCGCTGGTGAGTTGTTGTTCCTCGGTGCCGAGTTCAGGCAATCCTCGAATGCCGAGGTCACGGTTGTATTCAAATTTTCAGCTTCTCCGAATCGCACTGGCCTCTCGTTTGGTACAATAACCGGCGTTGCCAAGAAGGGGCACGAATACTTGTGGATTGATTACGAAGCATGGGAGACGGGCGGCTATGTCGTTCGGCGTCCACGCGGCGTATACATCGAGCGAGTTTACGAAGAGGGCAATTTTACATTGCTCGGAATCCTGTAGCCCCATCTGTCATCAATATGTCATTTTTCCCCGGCGACATAATCAAGCCCTCCGCATCGCGAGAGCGAGAGATCACCAAGCTGCTTGAAGCAGCTCGGGGCGAACGTGCCTCGTTTGGTATCAACGGGCGATCGAGGCTGGAGCCTGGCCACGTGCTTGTTCGAAACGATACCGGTGCAGATCTCGGTTTCGGCAAAGCTGCGATGATTCGCCGGCTAGGGTATTACGATCAAGACCCGCTTCCGCGCCGAGAGCCCGAATACCGGACCGGTTTTTATTCTGCTGTCGCGCTTGCTCCGACGGTCGAAGCGATGACGCCGAGCGTAGCTCGCATGGGACTTGCCGTAGAGCCGATCAAGCAGGACAAGTTTGGCGTGATGGCGATCTCTGGACTCGCCGTTGCTGCTTACACCTCCGCCCTGGGCTACGTGCAGCCAGTAACGGGCGGTGTGTTTGCGGGGATGTTTGGCTTTGCACGGATTGTTTCGGTGCCTCAGGCTGGCCAGTCTGCTCCGCGTGATTTTGGGATTTGGGATCTATCCGCGCACAATCCATTTAACGTGTACACGATCACCGCTATTTCCGGTGGCGCAAAGACAGCCACGCTCGAGGGTGGATACAGCAGCGTGATCAAGGACAACCATGGCATCGCGACTTGGCAGGTAGTGGGCGACAAGGGGCTTGTGTTTTGGGACGGGCAGTTTTGGGTAATCGTTTCGCCATGGTGCGTCGGGGGCACGGAATGACAGACCCCAATCCAATCTACAATGGCCGCACCTGCGTATACTGCGACTCCGAAGAGCAGCAAGCACAGTGCCGCACTTGCCGGGATGGCTTGTGCCGTCACGCGAAACTCCGGCATCGAACGTGGAATTTTCGCCTGACCAATGCGGATGGATTCGTCGGTGTGGCAAACGCAAGCGGAGCAAGCTTTGCTGCCGAGTCGGCATGCTGCGATCGCTTGACCTCGATTCAATGCACGGTGCCGTTTGGCTCTTTCGGTGACTGCCCGACACGAACAATTCGATCATCTAGCTACAAGTGGAGACGGTACACGCAAACCTATTCGTCAGTCCGTGAGAAATGGCGGATATGCTCAAATCCAAGCTCGGGAGAGTGTGTCCGCATTGGGCCAGTCGACATTTGCAGCCAAACAATCCAGTACGCAAAAGCTTGCGTCCAGGGCTGGGTTTCAGTAACGGAAATTGCCCAGGTCCGTTTATTTGTGACTCGAACGGAGCCTCGCTACAACTGCGAACCGGATCGCTGCCAATTCCGTCTCGCACTGGTGATCGATGGCCGAATCGGATTGTCTTGGGCGACACAAATCACCGAAGGCTACAACGTGACCGTCAACGGCACGAATACCCTGTGTGGTACTGGTGGGCAAAGTCCCTGCAATTCAGGTCCAACCGCAAACTGGCCTGTAGGTCAACCTCCTGCGTTCGACACAAACATCCCGGTAACCATGCATCCATGGCGGCAGATATGGCGACGATCGGTCGATCACCTAGATTTTCCGATGACATTCAATGTTGCCAATTCTGTTTCCTCGACATGCGGTCCCAAGTGCGCTGCAGACATCAGTGGTCTGTTTCCTACTTTCGGAGACCCTCCGGCGTTTGTCTGCGATGCTCCACCGAGTCCGACTGAATGCGTCAACTGCTTCGGTGCTTCGGTCAGTGAGGATCTCTGCACGCCTGGAACGTGCGAGAATTGCCCCTCGGCGGCATACGCCTTTGCTGCCGAGTTCGAGGGATCGCGGCAAACCTTGATCAGCTCAACTGACAGCGGAGAGCAAAACACTCTCGGTGGTTTCCTGCCTGATACGGACTTTCCGCAAGAATGGACGGTGGAGCTGTGGTAATCGATCCCTTCAATCATCCGGTCAAGCCTGGCCCATTCACGGTGCAAGTCGTGGACGGAGTCACTGGACTGGTAAACGAGTTCGGCGAAGATCGTTACCTTGAGCCCCAGCAACGCGATTCAGGCTGGCCGGCGTTGCATTTGTACCCAATCCGCAATCGGCAAACGTGGGACGCAGCCGCCGCAGTTGCTTGGCTGACGGAATGGGTTCGCTGGAGTCTTCCCGGTGGCTGCGATTGCGCTGGGCACTGGGCCCACCTGATTGAAGCTAACCCGCCGCGATTCGATACGCCCGATGACTTTTTCGCATGGGGCAACGAGACACACAACGCAGTCAACGCAAGACTGGATCAAGACGGATCGCATCCACCTGTGCCACTTGCCCAAGCGACGGAGATCTGGTCGAGGATTGCCGCAGCTGGGCAGGTGGCTTGGTTTCGTCCTGTTAAGGATACCATCAAAGGTGGATCGCGTCTTGTGATCACCATCGCAACTGGTAAAGCTCGCGAATGGTTGCAGGTGACCGAGGGATCAATGCGCGAGTACGCACGCAATTGGGGGGCTGATTTTGTTGCTCTCAAGGACACGACCCAGGGATGGTGGGGGCTCGAAAAGTTTCGCGTTCACGAATTTGCCAAGGAGTACGATCAAACGCTCTATCTCGATGCTGACGTCCTTGTGACTAAAGCTGCACTAACGGATGAGTACTGGCTGCCTCAATGGAGCCTCCTTGGCATGCACAACGAATACGGTTATCTGCCCTCGGCTAAATGGTTGAAGCCAGCTTGGCAAGAAGTGGCGAAGTGCCTTGGTACTTACATGAGCCCTCCTATGGAAACCTCCCTGAATTCTGGGGTTGTTTATTGTCGTCGCGAATATGCGGACGTGTGGAAACCTCCCAAGCTGCCGATCCCGACCAGTCACGTTGCCGAGCAGATCGTCGTCGGGATGAATTTCCGCGAGTTCGAGTGCGAAACGAACGAGCTACCCGAAGGAATGAACCTGCAGGTTTGGAACCCACGCTTCGAGGAAATGCTTGCCGCTGCTGCATTCGTGCATGCATCGGGCCGTGACAAAAAGCTTGAGCTACTAAAAACCCTCGCCGAGCAGCTAGACGCAGCCGGCAATCCACCATTATCTCTACCAAAGGATTGACGGAATGCGATGCCCAAGGATGTTAGGCTTGATGACTCGAGCAAAGGTGATGCTCGCTCTGAGTCCCAACATGGTGCGAATCCTGCTGCCGGATGACAGCGAGATCGACTTGGTATTGATCGATTGCTTTACCCCACCGATGACGATCAAATCGCAGCATCGGCGCGTAGGCAATGATACGGCCCCACCGGATTGGTACGTCCGTCCTTCGATCTCCTCCGTCGAAGTCTACGACAAAGAGGTGCTAAATCCCGCGGGAGTCAAAGCATATCAAGCAACGGTCTCGCTGCTCGAACAATGCCCCCAGTGGACTCGCGTCTTTATACCCACCCCCAAGCATGATCGCGAATGGTTTCGCAACCTCAAACCACAAAGCAAGCAGCCTGGTCACCTGTGGCTGACCGAACACGAAACGCTTTCCGAGCGTCTTGTATCCATGGGGGTAGCAAGCAAGACACCCCCGCAACACGGTGCCGATTTGTTGGATGGATCGCCAATCGCTTTAGCGCAGGAGGATAATTCGCTATGGTCGTTTTCGCCGAACTAAAACATTTGATGCCGCATAACTCTGGCCCAATGGGCAGGTATCGCCGGCAACCTCGAAAGACTGCTCCATCTTGTCCATGTTGTGGCACAAGGTACAAGGCCGCGTCAACCAGGGAGCGAATCACCTGGTACTACCCTATTTGCGATTGCGCGCCACAACGCGGAGTTGCGCGAGAGCGACCATCCAAACATGGCTAAGAAACCACCACCCGCAGCTGCTCCGGATGACTTCGATGATGAAGAACCTAAGGATCAGTACGACAAGCACCGCAAACGGCAAGCCTCACGAGCTAAGGAGGAGTCGACCGAGGCTCGCGACATTGGTCCGATCCCCAAGGTAGGCAATCCGAAGCGTCGCGAAGCCTGTCGGACGGATCTCAAACGGTACTTGCTGACCTATTTCAAGGAGTCGTTCCCGCTACCGTTCTCGCCCGATCACGAGCGAATCCTAAAGGACATCGAGCAGCGAGCCCTGGAGGGTGGGCTCAAGTGTATCGCCATGCCTCGTGGAAGTGGCAAGACAACTATTTTGCTGCGAGCAATGCAGTGGGTTCTATGCTACGCCCACCGGCGATTTGGAGTACTCGTTGAAGCGGACGAGGGAGCAGCCGAGGAATCGCTCGACGTGGTCAAGATCGAGTGGGAAACCAATCCGCTATTGCTCGAGGACTTCCCGGAAATCGCCTACCCCATTCGCTGCCTTGAGGGGATTACCCAACGAGGGAACGCGCAGACCACCCAAGGCAAGCGAACGCTGATCGGATGGAAACGCAAGGAGCTTGTATTCCCGACCGTCGATGGCTCGCCGGCGAGCGGTGCAGTCATCCGCGTGACTGGCATCATGGGCCGGGTTCGCGGGATGCAGAAGGTAACCGCTGACGGCAAAACCCAGCGACCTGACTTCGTGCTCGTGAACGACCCCCAAACGGATACATCCGCTCTTTCGGATGCCGAGTGCGCCAAGCGGGAAAAGGTGATCGGCGGTGCGATCCTTGGTCTAGCTGGTCCTGGTAAACGGATTGCTGGATTTGGAGCGGTAACGGTCATCCGAGAGGGTGACGTAGCAGACCGGATGCTAAATACCAAGCTCATGCCCAAGTGGCACGGTGATCGATGCAAGCTTGTCTACGAATGGCCGACTAACACCGACCTATGGAACAAGTACTTTGATTTGCGATCTGAGGAAATTGCAGAAGGCAACGACGAGCATCCCAAGGCAACCAAGCACTACAAAGCCAATCGCAAAGAAATGGACGCAGGATCCAAGGTAGGCTGGGAGCACCGAAAGTATCCCCACGAGCTATCCGCTATCCAGCATGCGATGAATCTCCGTTTTGACAATCCGGACACGTTCGATGCCGAGTACCAGAACGAGCCCAAGTCAACCACGGTTGCAGTCGATGGCATGCGATGCCTGACATCCGACGAGTTTTGCTTGCGGATTCTGCCAACCCACCGACGCGGGGAAATACCGGACTGGGTGGAGCATATCACCCTGGGTGTCGACGTGCAGGGATCGTCGCTGTGGTGGACCGTCTCCGGTATTGGAGCAGATTTCTCCGGGTTGATTGTCGACTATGGGATCTGGCCCGAACCAGGCATCGATTACATCACGCTTGACGAAATCGACCGTACCATCATCCGCGCAACCGGGATCCGATCGCAAACCGAATCCCTGCTGGCTGCGCTTAACAAGCTTCGCGAGGAGCGACTTGCAGTCACCTACACCCGAGACGACTCGACGCAGTTGCGGCCAGAGATCATGGTTGTGGATGCGGGGTTCCAGAGCGAGACGGTGTACAAGTTTTCGCAGATGCATCAGCATGTCATTCCGACCCACGGTAAAGGGGTGACGGCCAGACAACGCCCATGGAACCAAGAAAAGAAGAAATCCGGCGAGCGGATGGGCTTTGGTTGGAGGATGCCACCGACGCGAGGAACCAGGGCCCCGCGGTACGCGCTGGTCGACACCAACACATGGAAGACCGCAATGGCGGATCGATGGACGACCGAGGCCGGCGAGCCTGGTGCCTGGTGGCTGTATCGAGCAGCTCCACTGCGTCACCGGATGATTGCGGACAACTTGTCAAGCGAATACCCCACAAAGACCCAAGGGCACGGACGCGAGTTGTTTGAGTGGGCTGTGCGACCAGGCCGAGACAATCACCTGCTTGATGCCGCGATCCTATCCGCGGTGGGTGGATCGATCCTCGGCGTGAAGGTCCCCGGGGAGTCAGATCGCGTTGTGCGTCGTCGCAAAATCAGCATGTCCGAGCGGTCCAAGCCGACCTCGGCCGTAGAGCCAAGATCGGTCGAGGATCGAGTGGAAGCAGTCCAAGAAGCGGCCAAGCAGCCATCGGCTAAAATGAGTCTAGCCGAGATGCGGCGACTCAAGCGAGGCAACACCTGATCGACGGAGTTCAAAACGCTCTGTCGGATCAAATACGTGCTCATTATTCTGGCACTTGTGACACGCTAACGTTAGTAGGTCAATCCCGATCTGTCTCCCACGCGACCAGAATAGAGCAAAAAAGAACCATCTATTCGTTGCGCTATCAACAATTGCCGCTAGCTCTCCGAGCTCACGTAGCCAGGCCATACGTTTGGCGCTATTACACGGTCCGCAAATAAAACCAACAAGCCCGGCGTCTGAGTTGACTCCGATGCTTTCAACAAATGAACCCGATTGCCAGCACACCCCCAACATCTCATCTATCGCGCATGAGATTGATTCGTCATTATCAAAAAACTCATTATACTTTGACTGATCGCTTTCATCCCAGTCGCAATACTCTAGTAGTGACTCCCAAAGGTTTTCGTCATTTGGAAAAACATGCTCAAAGTGCGAAATGGAGACCAGCGGGCGGACCGCAGTAGCAACGGGTACCGTGACACGTTCGAGTTCTAATCGCGATTGAATCGCCAGCCTTTGTTCTAGATGCGAAGATGCTTCTTTCTCGATGAACTCAAGGATTTGCTTGACAGGGCGAAACCATTCGCCGTGCGAGTGGTGTTTTGCAAATTTAACGTGAAGTTCTTTTTCCCTGTCCTGCGGAATCAATCCGACTATTCTGAGCTTCGTAGGCGATCCCGTTTGCAACTGACAGAGTCTCTCCTCTGGTGCTTTAGACGTAAATCCAATCTTGATTGGACCGCCATCTTCGGACTGCACGAAATAGGTCCAGGTGTTGCACGAATCGACTAAGTCTAGACAGGTTTTTGTATCGCTACTCTTACTCATACTCATTATCCATTCTCTGTCTGTTTTCTGCCAATCCATCGGGACCACAGACGGGACCACGATGCAAGAAAACCAAGCTATTTCGCAGGGGTGCGAGTCTTGCTAAGACTCGCAATCGTTAGGTTTTTCTATTGCGCGGAAGACTTGTAAAGGGCCAGTTATTCGCGTTCGGTAGAACATCTCGTCAACGGTTTTCCCGACTGCTACCGCAATTGGTCCAAGATATTCACCCCCGAGAAAATTAGGAAGGCGACAAAGGTCACCAACCTGAATGGTTTCATGCCAGTCCAGTTGGCGCATGCCTGTTTCTGGCATTGCGTATGTCACACCAATAATTCGCACCCGGACATTGAGCACCTCGATCTTCTCACCTCTCCTGACATCTGGATTCGCGCGGACGTAGAGCAGCAAACGGTTATGGATTTGGCTTACATTGAAACGCTTCTGTCCGAACGTGCAAATCAGTTCCCATTCAAGAGTCGCAATCATCGCAACAACTCCAGTTTTCCTTTGCCAATAATCTCTTTGACCGTCGCCTCTTTGCCCGTACGGTGATCCTTGACGAGCCCCCGCGAGAAATTGTACGTGCGCACGACAGTATGGTCGTGGATCACTACGTCACGTCTAGCCTTACGATCGCGAGCGAGCGCGGCGGCTTTGGCATGTTGAATGCGTTTCTCCAGCTCAGCGAGAGCGGATCGATAGCTGGCCTCTCTCGTTCGACAATCAGCATAGGCGGAGATCCCGGTGGCTGCGTCAGTAATTCGGCAAGCGCTTTCAATCTTGTTGCGATTTTGTCCGCCTGGTCCGGTGCCACGCATGTATTCCACGGTGCGTCCATTTTTGGTGCTTTTGGTCATG